GCATGAAAAGTGTGAAAAACATGTTAGTCCCCGAGGACTCTGAAAATTGTAAAAATTATGAAAGAATCCATAGGACCCGAAGTTTAAAAATACCCGTGTAAATGGGTGGTAAGTACTGAAAAGAATTCCAAAACTCAAAATATATATAATGCCATACTTACCAATAAGGTATATATTTTGATCTACCGCCATCACTGAAAGTAGTAAGGAATTTATGTTCTTGATAAATTTGTCAATGGTGGAACACCAACAAGATACATAAAAGAAAAATCGTCGCCTGGAGCACGATATAAATCATTATTTGTCGAACTAGCCGCAACCTGTGTTGTTAAAGGGGAAACCGTAACCAAAACTGGAGGTATATGACCTTTGAACATGGAATCAAATGACGCCGCAGGGGTAGTTGGAGCAAAAGTTGTAGCCGGAGAAATATGCGATATATTATAATAAGGCACTTCCAATTCAGATAAACCTTCAAGAGAAGGATCTATAACTACAGAAGACATACCACAATTACGCGTTCCATTTGGCAAATTAGCAATAGACGCAAGAGCACCATTATTTAACAGTGCAATTAAACTTACCATAGAATCTTGTAAAGAATTAAACATACGATAAGTAGAATACCACGAAGTCTTCACAGAAGGACCGGTGGCAGTTTGAACTGACGTGGCATTTTTAATACGCATAGAACCACGCCAAAAAGCATATATGAAATAATAATATTCATATAATGAAACATTTTGTATAGACGCAACAGTTGTAACAGGATTTGCAACAGAAAAAGGTGCTATAATAACATCACGAAGCGTCGGTGTCGTTATAGTCGTAGCAAATATAGCAAATCTCTTAATTAATTGACGAACAGACATTATTTTTTCACCAATACAAAAACTTTCCGGAGACCAATTCGAATCAATAGCATGCGTATCTATTGATTTTGGATGCAAACCATGTTGTGCATCATTTCTAGCAATGGCCTCATTTTCACCCATCATTTGAACAACAATTCGTTCGCCAATATCACGCTTTTCACGAACAATCTCATTGTTGTATTCATCATCACGTTCATCAGAAGACTTCTTATCTTCAAGTGCAGTAAAAGCACCCGAGTATGGTACATAAGAAGGACCGGTGGGACCAGCGAACGTCAAATCTGGACCACCATTAACTTCAACAATTGTATCAATAGATTGAAAAACATTATTTGCGGCAACGAGTTGATTTAAAACCTCAACACGCACTATGCCAGTTACCGCATTATACATTAAAGTATTATTTGTACCAAGTTGAGTTGCCTCTGGTCGTATACAATACATCCATGGTCTAGAGGAGACATATGGAACAGTAAACGATACCTCAGTGGACGTACGAAGATCCACTATAATTTTCTGTGTTCGTGAAATATCAGGAACACCAGTTGAAATCGTATTATTAAAATAAAATGGTATAAAACTAATTCTTAAACGACCAGAATGAAATTGAGTTTTTACAAATTTAAATGTGTATACTATACTACCACGCCAATAGCCATGTGTATTTGCCACATAACCCATATGCGTGCATCTAAATCTATCCAAAATAGTAGCAGAAAAAGGTTTAATTTTAAAAGGAGTAACAAAATTATCCCACAATACAGTATTTGTTGCATTAGTGGATGACCACGTAAATCTATCCCAAAAATTTGGTATGGATAACACATGCGAAAGATCCATTTCATCAGCAGACGTTCCAGCAAGACCAGCTCTAGTTTCTATCTCATTTGTAGAAGCCAAAGCCATCTTGTGAGAAGCATCTGCACCATCAAAATTGGCCATTCGCACCTGTCCCCTAAGTTTAGATTCACAAGGCAATCCCTGTATTGTTGGTTTAGAAAAACCAAGCATCTTAAAAATATTCACCGCAGTTGAAGAAATCCAGCCTGGTTTTGTAAACATATTACCAATAATTGGTATTTTTGACATAGTTTTCACAGTATCAGCAATTTGACCAATACCGGAGAAAGTTGTTGCATTATCTTTTAATTGTTTCAATTCCACACCCGCTTGTGCAAAAATCTTATCAGGTTTTCTCATATAAGATTTATTATGATACATCGCCGTCATATCGTTTTGAGTAAATTGACCAGAAGCCAACTTAGCAGCTTCAGTAACAAAATTCGGCGCACTACCAGTAAATATATTAGAACCAGTAGGATACTGAATATCCACATCCTCCAAATGTGCCCAAACAGTATATTCCACAGAACCAGTACCAGTAATTTGATCTCTCAATTGACTATATACAACTAAATATATAGCGCCGAAAGATCCCTGACCAGTAATCAAATTATAATAAACATGTGGAGATACATATGGTATTTTCATTTCAATTTCAGTTCCAACACTTAAATCAAGATCAGTACGCGGACAACCAGATCTCCCTTGTAAAGTAGAATTTACAAGCACGACACGATTCGGCATATACTGAGCATAAGGAAAGTATTGCAACATCAATCTACCCTGTTGAAAAGGTTGAGAATTAACCTGAACCTTTATAACAAGAGTTGCACGTAAACCAACAAAACCACGTAATTTATCCTGATACATCGTATTAGCTATAAGTTGTTCAGGAAAGTTTGCAGTATATAATTGAGTTTCCGTCGGTGTTGTTGAAGACCACAAACCAGTTTGTATAATAATAGGACGTGACAAAAAATCACGTATATTATGTATTCGTTCCTCACGGGTTGTCATTGACAAATAACCATGAGAAAGATTTGTGATATCAGGGAGGGCACTAGACGAAGGAATAACTCCTTCACTAGAGAATTGAACAATTTCTTGTTGTTGCGAAGATAGTTGCCTATCTTCATTAATTTGTGTATTATTTTCTTGTGAGTTAGCAAGTAAATTTCTTTGATGTAACGACTACTTAATCAGATACATCGCATGGTGGGTTTCTTGGATAATGTGGGGCTGCCACTGGACATCCTAGAATATAAAGTTAAATAACTAGTCCAATTCCTATATTAGCAATACTTGTTTCTTGATTAACCACCAAATTTTGTATAAACAAGTAAGATCACAATATAAGTGTTAAAATTGATATAATGCATCTGCCTGATATGAAATATCACGCAAATATGCATTATATGTTAAAATTTGTGGTATAGATGGTAAATCCTTTGCAATTCGTAGAATACCACCCATTAATTTATTGAATTCGTCTTCCCCATGAAATACAATTTCACGAAATGCAGTTTCAATATTATTCATTAAAATTATGTTTGGATCAATAGTATTACGAGTCCAATTTAACATTTCATATATAACTTCAATCTTAAGTGGAGCAACAGTACGCTGTAATTCTTCACTATATCGGAATCCCCTCTTTAAAAAGAAAATATCCTCCAAAGCCCTTGACTCCACTATTACTCCAGTTTTACCCTCATCAGTATATTCATGTTTCATTTCTAACATAATTTCACTAATTTTCCTTTGATTAAAATATTTGATAACATTTTCAGAAATATTCAAACAATTATCATCACCATATGTTATTAATGAAACATTATTTCTAAAATGTTTCATAGATGATAATTGAGGACAATCCCTTTGCATAATTCTTATCCAAGAAATACGCATGATTATAGCATTATATAAACAATTTATAATTACAGTAAATGGATTACCCGAAGGTTGAGAATGAGTCCACATATATACGTTATCACCATATATGTGTACAGAATGTACTAAATGTGTCCATAAGCCCAAACATGTCTTTAACACATTTAATCCCCCTGTTGTTTCAAAATCATTAAATTGTTTCAACCAATTTACAAAAATTTCCCAGAATATAGACCACAAAACTTGTGATACTAATGATCCATCAAAATTTCCAAAATCGCCCGCAACAACATGTTTACCCTTTGATTTTAATTTTTTTGTAATACGTTCCCAATCCAAAGAATAAGGATTAGTACCCACCGCAACCTCATTATCAATACGATTGTGCATCAACCAAGCCGAAAATGGTAAAAAATACTTTCTAAAAGCTACAACAAAATGTTGTGGACCAGCAGAAAATACACGAGTTTTACCCACATCCACCTTTGCAATCTCACGTCGCTCATCCTTCAATGTATCGATAAATAACACACCAGTAATTTTACCCAAACGACAATTTTCCAATAATTCATCCACATCCCTACGCAGTTGTAATGCACTTGAACTAGTAAAATCAAATTCTACACCACTACCCATCCAACGAGTTTTACCAGGCGTACCCCTATTTTCTAATGAATAAGGAAAACCAGGCGAAGTTGTTCGATTAATAGCACACATAAAATCATCATCACCAGTACCACATATAGCCTCTTCGTAAGTCAGAATTCGCTGATATTTTCCAATATCCAGTAATGTATTATATTGATTAAGTGTAACCTGTGCAACATCTTGTGCTGCAGAAATTACCTCCTCCTCCAATAAAACAGCCGTTTCTACTCCACATTTCTTTAATCCCCCCAATAATGGATTATGTAATATACCATTGATTATTGTTGGTTTTAGTAAAGCCGGTTTCATAAATGGCTCAGATAATTTACCAGAAATACAAGATGACAATATTGCCGTTTTAACTGCCTGTCCCACCATCTTATTAGATTTACCTAAAGGACAAAATAACCCCTCTGGAACATCCGATTCAATCATAGTGTTTACTCCAATAGGTGTTTCAAAGTAAACCTGAGCACTAATATTTTTAATATCATTTTTAATCAATTGTTGTATAGCGTCCTGAATAATTTCCTGCGTTAATGGACATGCAAAACCATATTCCTGTTTTGTTCCAGCAATATGCATACCTATCAATTTACGTTCAATACGTTGATTATATAAACCAATTATTGAACCACAATCACCCACCTGTGTTGGTGCATTATATTCATAACAATCCCTTTGAGTATATGAATCACTTCCATATTCAAACCCATCCTCAGGATAGTAAATAGTTATTTCTTTATCAACAGGTCTTATTTGTTGTAACCATTGATATGTACGATAAGTTTCCCCTCCATTTTCATGAAAAGTAGCCATCGTACCATTAAATTTACCAATTAATTTACCCTGATCAGATTTCTTAACAAAATGTTTTATCAAATCACGATGTGGATGACACATTTGAGCATATAAATTAATTAATACACAATCACGCAAATCACCATTAATATGTTTTAAATGAATACAATTTTTAGATAATTTAAATTCAATACTATTACAATCAATCAAATGAGATAAAGGCACCTGAATAATATCATTATAATGTGATTGAGAAAAATAAATTATACTATCTGGT